TGGGTCATCAGATCTGGATCACCCTTAAGATAGGTATAGGCTTCAACCAGTGAGCCGTACAAAAGAACGCTATCGAAGTTATCCCCAAGCCAACTCGTTCCATTATCAACAATCGAAGCAGGGTAGAAGAAGTAATGCAACTCTACCGAGTAATTCGAATTAGGGGTTGGACCTAGGATAAAAGTAAGTTCCGTCGCCTGATCTGATCTTGGGCCAAACAATGCATAGTAGGCGGGAAGCCCCGTGTCAGTAGGCGACGGATAGGACTCTCGAATAAAATTGACATCCTTGTTTAGAAGGTATTCATAGCTGCCATCACCCTTGATAAGGGCTAGCGAATACACCGAAAGGAAGTCATCTGGACAAGCCAGGTACTTATTTCCAGAGGTGGTCGTGCCAGTGACATTCTTACGCAGTGATGGGAACTGGATCATATTATAGATCCGTTGCTCAGCCTGCTTAATGAACGTAGGAATATTGGCAACAAACGACGTTTCCGTCGATTGGCAGTATTCCTGTATGGCTAGACTTAACTGGGAATAGTTCATTTCATTCTCAAGTTGTAGAAACTGTCACAGAGCCTACGTAGCCAGTCGCCAGCAAATCATTAGGCGTTAGTCCATTATCCCAAGCTCTGGCTCCCCCTACCGGATTCCATCCCCACTGGATGTCGCGACTACCGCCTGCCCCATTGGCTCCTACAAAGTAGTAGGTGTTATCTGGGCGAGGGTTGCGAATAGCCTGAGGATCTTCTACCGGGTACATCCCGAGTTGCAATTGAGGCTGGTCTGGGTCCCAACATTCCTCGCAAACCAATAAATTGACATTCTTGGTCTTGATGACTTCTTCTTTAAGTTCGCTGAGTTTGTATTCAAACCCGCAGCGATCACACATCGCAATTGCATGTCTACCGGAAGCGAAAGGTACCGGCATAAGGTTAACTCGTCAGGAATGATTGTCTGGGGACAAACCTAACTGCAGATCGATCTCGATCTTCTTCCGAAGCCAATCCCCATGCCTCGTCATACATTGCCTTGAGCATCGGGATACGCGTCTCAGCCCCGGGCAGCTTTAATGACATATAGTAGGCTAGCCCTGCAACTAAGCAAGGCAGGAACCTAAATGGAATGTCTTGCGTATTAACACCATTGCCTGCATCTAACATACGGCGTAAACGCCAATACACCAAAGTATACGTTTGGCTGCTATCTGGAACAGGCCACACTGTAAAGGTTGGGTATTGAACCACGCTGGCTGCACTCGTTGCGCCAGACTTACGATCAATGTAAACCTGGATAGGTCTTCCCTGCGCCGTCTTGTTTGGAATAGAGGCGTAAGTGCTGACCGAGATGCGACTAATATCAATATCAGTTTGATTACTGCCCGTTCCAGTACGGATTACATGCTCAATCAAATCAACAGTATCTACTGGAATATTGTAAGTCGCCGTACCTGGAGTAAGAACTTGAGTTCCCTGCTCTACGGTCCAAAGGTTGATACCGCGATTTGCCCATTCAGCAAACAAAAGATTCAAGCTACGTCGCGCCGTGCGAAGGTCGTAGCCTGATCTAAGTTCCGCCCCACAACGCTCGAAGGCTTCTTCGACAATAGCGTTAAGGTCTAGGTTAAATGTTGCCGTTGCGGTAGTAGCCACGTTTTAGCAACTCTTACCTTTCATCTTGCGCTTAACGGACTTTCCGTACTTATACCCGGTAACCATCTTGCCGCCCATCTTACGATTGACAACTTCCACAGGTCCCTTGCGGCCTTTCTTGGTTACCGCTCCCATACCACGACAGTCAAGCATTTAGTTATCTCCTATTAAGGGCGACCGTAGAACTTTCTACGGGCTTCTCGCATTTTTCGATCCATCTCGGCTTGCTCTACTTCAAGCATCGCTTGCCGCTCTTTCTCGGTGTACTTTGGCGCGCTTTCAATATCTCGGCGCGCATTACGCATAAAGGCTCCCGTCTTGCGCGGATCTTCCATTCCACTACCAAAACGACGCTCTACCGAATCGTCGTACATCGTAACTCCCTTGCCGCCATACTTTCTCTGCATGGCACCACGGGCTTCTGATAGGGCAATGGCAATGGCTTGATCACGGCTCTTGACCTTTTGGCCAGAACCAGACTTGAGCTTGCCACGTTTGAACTCACCCATAACCTTTTTAACCTTGCTCTTCGCTTTGGGCGAAGCGGGGGCTTTCATGACTTCTTGTTTCATATTAGCTCTGTTCATGAGAACTTACTTTTTACGGAATCTAGAGCCACCTGGAGGCGCTGCTTTGCTGCCGCCAGGACCCGCCCAAAGAACTTTCCTTGCCCAATAATTTGGGGAGAAAGGGTCACTGGCGGTGCTGCGCCCACCCTTGCCTTTGATTCCCGCGCTACGCGCAAGGTAGTTTTTTCGCGCTTCCGGCGAGTAGTTATGGCCATATCCTCTCCTCCCAAACCGAACAAGTTTTACTTTATCGCCCTTTTTAGCCAGTACAACCTTTTTATGGGTGTCACCAGAAGGCGCATCTTTAGGTTTATTAAATCCTGAAAACTTCTCACCGCGATACTCAATACCGCCAGAAGGAAGTCTCTTAACGCCTTTGACCATTAGGTGTACTTCTTGCTCAGGTAAAGAATGATCGTATAACGATCGCCTGCGGATGCACCAACGGTAGTGAATAACACATCTCCAGTTTTGCCTGCTCCCGCGTTATTCCACAGTCCACCGATGTCATTAAACTTATATTCATAAAACTGATCTGGGCCTAACGTCATTGTTACCACATCTGCCGTGGCATCCCATAGGATGTCAACACCCATGCCTACCGTCGAAGCATAAATGCGGTCAATAGATACTGTGCTGCATACTTTGCCTGCAGGAGCAGACAGGGCAGACACATCAACTTTAACCACGCCAGTTTCACCAGTGCTGTCACTGATGTTTGTAAATTTCATGATAGCAACGCGATCACTATCGATCAGAGTTTGGCTTGTAACTGCATCTGCCATGTTTATCTCCAGTTAATCTTTGTTCAACGCATTAAATAAAATTTTATTCAGAAATCCGAGGATTTAAAATTTTAAATCCTCGGAAACTGGTATATTCAATTTATGCATTAAATACTTCATTACATAGATTTATAATATATTAGCTAGCAGAAATAGCAGCCAAAGTGTCTACTCGCAACCAGTTGGTTCCGTTGTAAAACGCAAGAACTGGGCTACCTGCAGCACCATTTGAGAAATAGGCAACGGAACCTGTAGAGACATTACTTGTAGGGGCCGTAGCAACCGTGAAAACACCCAGATTAACTGGGCCAGTGAATGTAGTCTGAGCCATTTTAAATTACCTCACATGCGAGATACCCATACCCGTCTGCATGTCGTCAGCCTAGTCTGTCTGATATGGGAAATAAACCTAGGATAAATAAAAAGAAGAGGGGGTCTTTTGACCCCCTCCTGTTTGCTTCTTACGAAGCGCCGGGCGATCCAAAGATGCCAAGCGGATCAGACACGCCGAACGAATAACGCTCACGAGCCTTATACCGCACATTCCCGGTATCGAAATCTCCGTCCATGCTCGTCTCAAGAGGTGCGCGAACAAAGTGTTTCATACCATTTGGAATGTCAGTCATCAAGAACCAAGCATTCGTGTCAGTCAAGTAGTGGTTCACAGAGAACCCTTCAGGAATGACACCCATCGACTTCACGGCGTTGATGTCGTTGTCAGCGGTCGCCGGACGGAGTTCCGTCGCAAGGATGCGCTGAGCCACAAACATCAGATCAGGCGGAACAATAAGCTTACGAGGACGGGCAGCGATTAGCAGCCCACGCTCGTCAGTCCAATCCGCAATCTGAATAACCGCCGCTTCAAGCGAAGTTTCGTTCAGATCAACACCAACCGTCGGACGGTTAGAGTTGACTCCACCCGACACCAGAGGATGTGAGGTGTTGAACAGTGAAACGCCGTCACCAGACTCATAAGTACTGAAACCCGAATTAAGCGGATTTGCAGCCTTAACTTGTTTGGTGTAAGCCATTGCACGAGCGAGAGCCTTGGTGTAACGCGAGGAAAGCGAGTCATAGAGATTATCCTCCATGGCTTCTTCCGTAATCGCAAAACCCATTCCAATCGTTTCGTGGTTATAACGAGCCGTGAACGACTCCTGAGCATTATCGTAAGAGATCGCAGAACCTTCGTTCTTGACCGGCGCAGCGCCGAATCCCGAAAGTTTTACTTCCTCTTCAAACGAACGCTCGGAGTTCTCCGTCTCGTAGATCTCCGCATGTTCGTCTTCATACTTCTTGTACTCAAGGCCGAACAGGGCATTAAGGCCCGGAAGGAGTTCCTTGAGCAACTGTGCGCGTGAAATTGCCATTGCTAGTTACTCCTATTAAACGCCAGTCGCGGTGGTAAACTGGTGATTGTTAAACTTAACAATTACATCAGTAAACGCATCGCCAACCGCGCTGCTGGGACCATCCACAAACGCAACAATACGCAATGGAAGCGTACTAGTCGTGTTAATGGTTGAACCGTCCAAAGCGTTCTTGCTGTTACCGATAGCGGTAGAGCCAGACGTTTGAACGATGGCCGCATTGTTACCAAGGGCCGTCTGAGCGAGAGTCTCGTCAGACTGGATTTGAAATACCGCCCACGGATCATCAACAACGTAGGCCAACGCATCAGAAGCCACAGTACCGGTCGGCCAGTATTGAGCAAAATTGAGTTCCTTCGTTGTCGGGTTCGTGTAACGGCAACCCACAAAAACACCAATCGGGGTTAAAGTGGACGTTCCGGTATCTTTTTCCACTACACCGGTAGAAACAATCTTTACAACGTCACCATAGAAGATGTTAGAAGCATAGCCGCTAGCAATCTTGTAGCTGTTGAAAGCGTTGTTATCTGGACGACCACCAAGAACGCCGACAGGCCGCATCCCATAAGGGGTTGCAGTGCTTGACATACTTGATACTCCTATAAGTTAAAAGGCGGTCGTCAAGGGAAATCCTTAACTTCCGCTACCAAACGTAACTCTCGTCTTACGATCTGGCTTCAGCATTGGCATACGTGGATCGCTTTCGCGAAGGTAATTGTTGTCAATAGAGTTGACCTGTTGCTCTGCCTTCTGTTCATAAAACTTTTGGCGAGCTTGGGACTTTTCTACCGGCATCTTGCAAAGCAAGAGTCCGCCGACTTCAATACCACCACGCTTGGCCCACTCAGAATTATGATCTGACATAATCATTAACTCTGGGTGATCCTCCGCTCTTACCGGCTCCCACCCTTCTCTAAGACGCATGGACGCATTCTTGTTATCTGCGTTACCAAGTGAGGAAGTCCGAATCCATCTAAAGACCCAGCCATCCTGGGGAAGAGGATCGGGAAGAACCGAAGGCGGTTTCCAACTTTGAGTCCTAGTTTCATTGACACGAGTGTCTATTTCGCGAGGTTTGCGCACATTAGCCATTGCCCATCTCCTTCATTAATTGTGAGGCATACTGTTGGGGAGTTAATCCAAGTCGCTTGGCGAGGGCAACTTGAGTGGCCGTCAACTGCACTTTGCGCGGGGCTGACCCAGCCATTCTTTTGGCTGGAGCCACGACGGGTACTCTTCGCGGAGTCGCAGTGCGCACTGGCTTAGCTTCAACCTCTTCGGTATCCACTTCATCCAGTGCATCATCCTCCGCAAAGCGGTCAGGAAATACCTGACGTATTCGCTTGTTGATTGTCTCGTAGTATTCATCTGACGAGGCAAAATCATTTCCTTTTTCGCCAATTAACCGCTGATGAATGCCATAAGCAAGGCTAGTCATCTCGGGATCTTTACCAAACCAAGGATTCTCTGCTTGCCATTTAGCTGCCTTTGCATCAGGCTTCGGAGCCACTTGAGCAGCCTGCTTAAGGTAATCCTGTTGAGGAACTTGAGCAGCCGCTTCCGCTTTAGCCGCCTGTAACTGCCTTGCCATTTGGTTGGCGTAGGCAGGAGCGGATGCTTCAGCTAGTTGCGCTTGGGTCAGTTTCTGCTGAGCCTTGACGATCGCATCGGTATCACCAGATTCATGCGCGCGCCGAAATTCATTCTCGGCAATCTGAGAAACAGCCTTGGCTCTTT